CCATGTCAATTACACTACTGTATGTATCATGAAACTCGTGCATTTCCATGTCTTGTGCATCGTCGGCCATTTCTTTATATAAAGCAATATCATCAATGCCATATAATTCTTGGAAATTATCTTTGTGTGGATAATGACTTTCGCCTAGTATGTCATCTGGACCTAGATGTTTTGTTTTGTTTGCTTCGCTTACTAAACTATAAATGTAAGGGAATACACCTTTTAATTCTTCGTTAAATTGCTTAATAGTTAATTGAGCCGTCCAATCTGTAGCAATGTCTTCTGGAACTTCTTCTAGTACGGGTGAAGTAAAGTTCTCTGACATCTCTTTATATTTTGCTGGCTTTTGAATATTTTCAATAGTTTTTTTAACTGTTGTTAGTCTATCATTTACAACATCCATGTATCCTGCTAAACCTTCAGCCATTACACTTGAGCGATTCATGTATGTCTTAAATTTACGCAGTTTGTTTAATTCTTCTGATAGTCCAGTAACATGTTTACCAAAGTCATCAAACGGTGTGCCGCCTTCGCTCACATGTTGTGCCATTGCTCTAGCACCATTCAAATGTTTAAAAGGATATTTAAATCTTTCACCTTGTGAACTTTCAATATAAATGCCAGCAATATTGGAATTACGTCCGGTTGCTGATTCTTGATTAATTGGTGCTGAATGTTTAACTACCATTCTAGCTGTACCTATATTCTGAAAACTAGTTCTACTAGTTCCGTATAGTTTTGATTCGCTCATTTGTTTCTCCGTACTAAGGTATTCATAATCTCGTTTATCTAAGTTGTTTTTTGTAATATCTCTAGTATCAAAATTTAACATTCTTTTTTTAGCAAAAGCTCTTACTTCTTTTAAGAAGTCAAACCATTTTGTTTTTAAAACATCTTCGTGTTCGCTAAACAGTGATTTACTATACATAATAGTAAGGCTTTTTGAATCTAAATTAATACTAACTTTTTTACCTGGCACAAAATCAAATTCGAAAAATCTAGCATCTTTTACTGTGTTAGTAATTTCAGCATTTTCATTTCCGACTGTAACACTAGGAAAACGTCCCCTAATTTTATTAAACAGCTCATTTGCGATTGTGTCAAGGTTTATCATAATAATATTTATCCTAATAGCCGCCTGTTACAAAAATTGGCATAGGCGGTTCGTAGTCTTCGTAATCCGATTCTGTTTGATTAAAAGTATTATAAATGCGGGGATCCCAGTCTTTAAGTACTCCCATCATTCTAATAGCAAGTAACGTAGCACTTACTAAGTCGTCTGTAGCACCGGGTTTTGCTTTAAAGCTAGTACCTGTCGCAACAAATGATTTTAACTCTGTTATTAATACAGAACTATTTACTTCTAATTTGTTATTTTCGATCATAGTTTTTAAACGGCTACAGGCTGTAATTTTAGTACCATGTGTAGTATTAAATCCTTTGCGGAACTTGCGTACATGTCCTTTACGCATAGGTTCGCTTACAAATAGTCCGGGTATATTTTCTTCTCCGAAATCGTTAATAACGATTAGTGCGGCTTCTCCAATACTATTATTTTCAACACTCCAGTATATGTTACTTCCAGAGCCTCCACATTCAGTTTTAAGGTGTGTACATATGTCAGTTAAAATACGAATTTGTGCCGGGATAGGAGTTTCATTATGTCGCCATTCTGCTATTTGTTTATAGCTAGGAAGTTCGAATACTTGTATTGCGGCATAATCGCCTCCTGTACCCATGCTAGGGTCAAGTGCCACAGCATAATTTTCGTTTGGATTAGGTTTAGCAAACCACCGAGTTTGCCCCATGTTCATAATAGGTTCAGTCCCTTCCATTGAAGATAACTTAATACTATTAATAAGTGTTTCATCAAATACTAGAAATTCGCATCCATATTCACGACGAAATCTTTCTTCGCCAATTCTGCCAATTTCAACCGCTTTCCATTCTTCATCTCTGTCAGGATGTTCGTCCCAGCCACAGGTAAATCCGTGAAATCCATTTTCGCCTAGTTCTTGTTCATTCCCATAAGCATCAAATTTTTGTTGAGAACCTTTCCAAATAGTAGCAAATGTATCTTCATCACTATTAGGTGTGCTTGTAATAATAGCACGACCACCTGTTGCTAGTGTAGGTGATATAGAAGTCCAAAATTCATCGGCAATTCCTGGGTTAACAAACGCAAACTCGTCACAGTACAATAGCGAGATACTCATACCACGTCCTGTATTGCCCGTTGTAGTAGCACTAACAATACGTGATCCATTTTCAAATTCAATACTACCTTTATTGTAACTTGTAACACCTGCTCTAATATGGTCTGGACAAGTTTCATACACATAACGTATACGTTGCATAATTTCTTGGGCGCCACTATATTTGTGTGCAGCAATAAGAATAGTTTGGTCTGGATGAAACATAGCATACCATGTAAGATATACTGCAGCACATGTTGTTTTACCTGTTTGTCTAGGTAACATGTTTACATTAAATCTAAAATTATGATACGATTCTAATAATCTTTCTTGATAGCCATAAGGATCAAATAAAAGTTTGCCTTTTACTGGATGCTGAATAAAAGCAAAATGTTTAGAGAAGTGTAAGTACCCTTTGTCAGAATCCATACAGTTTGCTAAGTCGCTAATCTGTTGCTCTGAGAATTTTTCTCTTGTATTCGCTTTTTTGGTGAGGACTCCGTCTAAACTCTTCATACTAGTATTTAACCTATAATATCGTTATAGTATCCTGTATCGAACCTAAGATCAAATAGTTTGCGCTTGTCTTGTTGTATTAGTACAGGTACTGGAGATGCGTTAGGACCGTTAGTTGGCTCACTCCAAAGCCATTCGTATGTGCCGTTGTCAATTTTTTTACGTAATTTTTTTAATCTTCTACGATTGTATCCTTCACAGATATAAACAATAGCTTGATTGTTACCTAATTCTTCTATGTTGCCATTCCAATTGATTATTTTTATTTCTCCCTTTTTCCAGGCTGCCCCACTCCATGGACATACCGGTTTTATATGTTCAAAATATTTGGCCCAATCTGTCATAAAAGTATTTACAGAAAAAAATAGGACCCGAAGGTCCTATTGAATTATTAAAATTTAAAACTTATTTCTTTTTACCGCGGCCTCTGCTTGCCATTAACTTACTGCCTCTTGAAGCATTTAGTTTCTCGCCACGTGATGCCTTTAAAGTTTTGCCGCGTCCACGACCTTCAGTTGCCATTTTTTCATTTAGTGCGGCCCATAGTTGTTCTTTAATAGAAGCTTCAAGCGCCATTGGATTATCGCCGCCAGCAACTGGTTTATAAGATTTTTTAGATTTGCCAATGTCGTCTCCGCCCTTGACCATGTCAGTATATGGAGCGTAATCTTCGTCTGGCTCGTTAGCATAATCTTCGTTATTTCCGCGAGCTTCTTCTTCCGCACTGTGTAGGAAATTTATTGCTTCTTCTGCCGCTTCTGCTTGTGCTTGTGGACCGTCATGTATTGCATCCATAACAATACCAACAGCTTTTGCATAGTGAGAATCTTCCGGAGCATCACCATTTCTCAAATAGTCGCCTAGTTCGTCTGAAATGTCATCAGCCATGTCATTATCGTCCATTGCACCATTCTGGATTTCAGAAATATCGCTCATAAGTCTTGCGTATACTGAATCTGGATCTTCTGGCTTAGCATTACCACCTACCACTGCTTCGCCCATGCTTCTAACAGCATCAAGTATATCACTTAACATATCATGTTGATATCCTTTAGACATATTCATCTGTCTTAAAACACCTTCTAAACCTAAACTTTTTAACGCATCAGGAATCATTTTAATAATTTTATCTTCATGTGCGTCTGTTGATACACCCATCTTTTTCAATTCTTGAGCAACTGAAGTTGCTGTGTCTTCACCAGCTTCTTGGACGTTTAGCCCGGCATTTTTTCTTATAGAATTTAGTTCTTCATTTGCGCCGTCTTCTTCAACTGATTCGCCACCAACTAATTCTGCGCCTGCTACTACTGGAGCTGCCGCACCTAATGCACTGCCGATTGCGCCTCCGGCTGCTCCGCCGATACCTGGAGCAATCATATTGCCTATTGCAGCTCCAATCGGGGCTGCCGCGCTCGCACCGCTTGCTGAACCAAGTGCGCCTACCGCACCTCCTGCTAGTTTGCCTAGTGCTCCTGCTTTAAGATCTATATCACCTACTACATCGTCTTTACCTGGAATTTTTGGATCATCCATTTTAGCATTAGGCATTGGATCCACTTTCATGTCATTGCCCGGCATAACTTTAGGATCCATTCCTGCATTACGCATCAATGCCATAAGTTCACCAACTTGTTGAGGTGTGTCAGCACTCATTGTTACTGCTGAAGTTTCGTTTAATGTCTGTTTTTGATTAGTTGTCGCCGAGTCAAAACCTTCTAGAATTTTTTTCATATCGTTGAAATTTGTATCGCCTGCGAACGGTTTGTTGCCGACTGCCGCGGCGTCCATATTTTCTAAGATTTTTTTCATATCCATTATTTGCTCCCTACTGGTGACTTAGTATTTTCATTATTTGTTATATCTGTTGAATCGCCAGCCTTAACTTCAGCGATTGGACTGTTTTCGTTTTCTTTGCGAGCAGTCTCTAATTCTTTTAATAGTTCCATTACTCTGTTTGAACCTACAGTATCTTGTGCGTTAGGGTCTGATTGTTCCATTTCTTCTTTAGTAAGACGTGTTTCATACGGAGCATCATCTTTTGGTGCTTGATATGCTTCAATTGGATCACCTGGTGTTCTAACTAAAACATTTGATCTTGAGCACCCACAACACTGGGCAATATATTCTTCTAATACTTGCGGTGTAGTAGGATAATTCAACGATACATCATAGTATGTAACTTCCGTATTAGTTAACTGTGGAAAGTCTAATGGACGTTCTTGAATTGGAGTTTTCTTTCCAGTACTCATTGACGCTACACTATAGCGTTGTAAGCATTGCTCTAAACTGTCAGTAAAACTTTCTGACATTTCACCAGCGACACCAATCTTAAATTCGTACACTTTTTTTGCTTCTGCGAGGTAATTTTCAAACATGTTCGTTCCCTATTATTAATTATTTATCCATATTCTTGAGTTTTTCTAGCAAACTATTACGGTCAGTAATAATAGCTCCTTCGCCTTGTACAACACTACCGTCGTCAACACCGCCGTCTTTATCCATTTTTTCTTTCTTAAGTTGTAGTTCTACCATCTTAAGTTTTTTGTCTAATTTTGCTACTTTAGCATCAAGGCTAGTCTTTAGCATGCCGCCGGCTACTTCAAATACTCTACTAGCATATCGTGATTCAACATTCATACCTAAATCCATTAGATCGTCATATGCTTCCATTGCCTTACTAGCAACTTCATTTAATTCTTTATCTGCCATTTCCCCAAGACCTTTTACAGCTGGAAGTGCGCTAGAAATTTTATCAAATTCAGCAATATCTCGCAACGTATCATTTTGTTGCTGTACTACATCCTTTTTTTCTTTCTTTTGTTCCTTTTTGATAATATCCTGACTATCAGGTAAATCAAGGAGTTCTTCTAGTTTTTTAGTCATTGGTTTCTCATTATATGCTACTATTATATTTATCTAAAGTATTTATGTACGTGAACCTTGATGGAACATATCTTTTTCAGTTATAACTCTAAAACTAATTCCTTTAGATTTACAATATGCTCTTGCGGCTTCCCATTTTGCCAAATTTAATGCTACGTGTGCTTGATTATGTCGTGACCTGCCAGCATTTTCCATAGTAGTCTGTTTGTCAGGTTTTACTTCTATAAGCTCAACCATATTCTTACCTTTTTTAGTCTTATATTGAATAAAAAAATCTGGCACGTATACTGTTGCTCTGCCAGTAAACGGATTTCTGTAAGGTATTTTAATTGCTTCGCTTGCCCACGTTTGAATAGCAGGATTTTCATCACAAAATTTCATGAAAGCAAATTCCCAACTACTTCGGTATGTTGGTGTTTTACGTCCGACATACTTTTCAGGATTTTTAAGAGTGTATTTGCCTTGTGCAAACTTAGCCATAGGCTTAACCTACTAAGTTTCTTGCTTCTATAGGAGTTGTAGTATTATCTACTCTAAATCCGAGACTGCTAATACGCTGTCTATTAAAGTTAATAACTTGAGCAACTGTAAAACTTAATTGAATTTTATTTAAACCTTGTAGAGTATCAATTAACTCAAATACTTTTAAACCATCAATCTTTGCTTGTTGTAAAAGAATCGCTCCGGTAGATTTTGCCGCTTCTTTATCAAATCCTTTATTTTCTAAAAATCCGATTACAGCATCTACTTCATTGCTCGGATATGCTAATTGTTTAGAATAAAAGGTATTGAATATTTTTTTAGTCTGTGATGCGCTATCACTTTCTGGTTTAGTTGGTAAATTTAATTGAATCGAACTCATTGTCCTACATCCTGTCTTCCTACTCTAGGTCCACTAGGTGAACTTGCTGATGCGGCACTTGCTACTTTGCTTGCTACGCCGCCGCTAGGATTAGCACTACTGATAGCTTTGCCAAATCCAACGACCCCAGCCGCTATTGCTAACGTTTTAGCAGAGCCACTGCCGCCTGTAGGGAATGCCAATCCTGCTACTCCGCTAACATCAGTGCCGGTTGCTTTTCCTAATGCTCCTATTCCTGCTCCAATTAACTCGCCTTTGATTCCTCCTAGATTGAGTCCTCCGGCGTTTTTAATTGTATTTGCAGCTCTTAGTACTGTACCAAAATCAGCCTTGCCTCCAGTGATATCATCTAATACACCAAAGCCTCCTGCTAGTACGCCACCTACACCTAGTAAACTAGATGCTCCGCCACCGCCTAATGAAATCGGGCTAGGTGTTTTATCATAATGTTCCTCACCAAAACCCTTAGGACCGTTTTTCATAGATCCTCTACTGTAGTGAACTGTTTCGTATTCGATTGTCATTGAATTACTTACTCCGTCACTTGCCGAGTAATCCATAGTGTCGTGTTGCCACTGACTAATAATGGGATTAATTAATGTCATTGTAGTATAACGTTTTCTTGACATTTGTGAAATCTGTATACTTGTAAAAAACGGTACAGAGCTATCATTATCAAATCCGTATCTATATTGCTTTTCTGAAAATAATGTACCACTAGCATATTGTTCACTAAAACTTGGCTTATTAGTAGCATATTCTGGAACAGTTGGATCAGGTGCTCCTGCTGGATTTACTTTAGCATAATTACCGTCTCTATAATAATATCTGTAGTATGCTTCCCACATAGCTGTAGTAACACCATAATTGTCATCATGGAATACAATTTGTACAGGTTGATAATCGATGCGCTTTTGTACTACTTTTTTTCTGTTGTATTGATTAATAACATCAGTCTGAATATTAAAGCCAGGTAACTGGGCACTTTTAACTAACATACCTATTTCATTCATATGCTTTTGTGCTAACTGCGGAATAACTGCTGATGCGTCTGGATTAATATTAAATGTAACGTGATAGAGAAATTTAACCTTTGGACTTAGTCTATGGCTATCATCCACAAACATTCTACTTGCGTGAGCAAAGTCACCAAGATTACCTTTAGGGCTTAACGCACCTGATACCACATTGTCTAAAAAACCGTTTAAGAAGCTCATGTAAATATTTATCCTTTTGTATTAAGTGGGTAGATAATAAGGTCATAAAAAAAGGGCCAATGGCCCTTTTTTTGTATTATATTTTTTTAATTAAGCCGCGCCACCGCCTGTGATAGCAGTGTTAACTGTTCTACCAATTGCTGTGCCAATGCCTGTGCCCTGTGGTGATTGGATAGCGTTGTCATAACGTATACTTAATGTTACTGTTGCTACCTCAGATGTTGCGTAGTTTAGTGAATTGTAATTTGCGCTGTTAAGATAACAACCATACAATTCAAATGTCTCTAGTACACTTGCTGTATTAGCACCGTTACCACCGTCTAATATTTCAATTCTAGTTACAAACTTGTAATCTGCTCCACTTGCTGCACTTGACTGTTCGAAGAAATCAAATTGTTTCTGAAGTTGTTCGCCGACTAGTTTTTGTACATTGTTACTTACATCTTCACGTAAGTTAAGTGTAATTGGATCCCATGTATGCTTACCAGCAAGATAAACTCTGGAGTTGTAAATATCCACTGTCATATCTTCAAATGTAATATTTGGTCTTGTTACATCCATAACTTGCTTTGTAAGCTCAGTTGATGGACTTGATACACCAAAGTTTTCTAATGATACTCTAAAGCGGTATTGTAGCTTCGGCATTAACAAGCCCTGGTTAGAAGCACTTGCGTTACTATCTAGTGGTACTGTTAATTTTGAAAGTGTTGAAATTGCCATTATATACTCCTGTTACTTTTATTTATCAACTTATAGTCCTGAAATTTCACCAGTGTTTTTCAATCTCAACGGAATGTAAATAAACTCAACTGCTTTTACAGGTTCAATAGCAATATCAACATAAAGTTCATTTCTATCAATTCTGTTTGGCGTATTGTTGCTTTCATCACATACAACTAAGAAGTCATATAATGCTCTTTGCGATACTAGCTCTAGCATTAAACTGTCAACTTGTGCTTTCATTTCATCTCTTGTAATCTTATCGTTTGGTTCAAAGATATACGGCTTAGCAAGTTTCTTAAGTTGTGATCTTAAGTAAATTACTAATCTTGCTACATTAATTCTATCTAGCGCACTTGCGTTTCTTGCTCTAGTCTTTTGACCAAAGTTAACAAGTCCTGCGCCTGTTAAGAATGTAATAGGGTTAATACTATTACTGTATAATGTATCACGCTGTCCTTCATTTAGCGCAATTGACTTAAATTCGCCTTCTGCGTCAATGTATCCAGATGCTGTTGCGTTTGTAATACCACCACGTCTTGTTCCTGCTGGAGCAAACCATGGAAACGATACTTGATCACTTAGTGCTAATGTTCTAATAATACCATGACTCGGTGGAACAACTACGTTGTTACCTAAGTTATCACTTGTAAACAAGCTCGGATAGAACATACCTAAATATTC